ACCAACCCGCGCACCCTGCGCGATAAGCTGGAAGATTACATCGACCGTGGGTATGAAGCCCTGATTAAAAACTACAAGGGCAATGAAAACGCCCTGAAGATTTCTGACAAACTCAAAAAGCTCATCTGCTACATCGCCACCTTGCCCTCGCGGCCTTTCAACACAAAAATTATTGAAATATACAGTCAGTTCATGGCTGGAGAAATTGACCTGGTGAACGAAAAGACCGGCGAATTCTTTGAGCGAGAGGATTACCTGGACAACGAAGGTAAACCGGTAACCTTTTCTGAGAGCCGCGCCTGGCAGATAGTAAACGACAACAAAAACCAGATTCATATCAATAAAAAGCGGATGGGGTTCAAAGATTTCGACGAACGCCACCGCCCGCACCGCCACCGCCACTCACCCAATTTCTCATTCAGCAAAATTAGCCTCGACGACCGCGACCTGGTGTGGAAGGACGCTGCCACAAAACAACGCGTGAAAGCATATTACGCTTACGACGTGGCCAGCGGCTGCCGCATAGGCTCTGCATACAGTATGAGCAAAGACGAAACTCTGTTCATGGACTGCCTTCGAGACATGTTTGTATTTATTGACCGTCACGGATTTGGAGTGCCGCTGGAGGTGGAAGTGGAAAACCATCTGGTGCGCAAGTATGAACTGGAACTTTCCATGATGTTCCCGCTGGTGACATTCTGTGCCCCGGCAAACAGCAAGGAAAAGCGGGCCGAACATTTCAACCGGGCAGTGAAGTACCAGGTTGAAAAGAACAACCATCCGGGCGTTGGCCGCTGGTGGTTAAAATCGGTTTACAACCGCATACCTATTGACAAGGTTGACGATCAGTTCAGGTTAACGATGAAGGCTGCAGATCGCATGATTATGGACGATATTAAGGACTGCCTGGAATACAACAACGCCCCTCACCCAAAACAAAAACGTTACCCTGGCATGTCACGCATGCAAGTGCTTATCGGAAACATTAATCCGGATCTACCGAAGCTGAATAAAGCGCTTGTGTATAAGTACATTGGTTTCGAAGTAAAATCAATAAGCATTTACAACACACAATATGTTAAGGTGCAATATGAAAGGTACCAGTTGCCGCACCCGTCTGTTGTGGAAAAACTGGCCCCGGGGAACCTGAAAGTGAATGCTTACTATATGCCCGACAACGACGGCAATATTCCGGAGGTTTATCTGTACCAAAACGGAGAATTTATTTGCATAGCTGAAAAGCTGGCTACCTACAACGAAGCTAAAGCAGAACGCACTTCAGAGGACGACGCAGCGAAACTGAAACAGGATAAGTATGTGGCTATGTTCGATAAGTACGCAAAGGACGAAGATTGGGCGAAGGTGGGCATATTGCCCAGGAACGGGAAAGACATTGAAACGAAGGATGTGGAAGTTTTCAAACCGCGAAAAAGTGGTGTGAGCAACATCGACGATCTGGACTTTGACGAAACAGACTACGGAAATAATGCTTTGAACGACTTTTAAAACCTTATTAATATGCTTACAAAGGAACAAAAATTAAAGATTATCGAGGCCGTAAGGTCCCGCGAAAGCAATTATCGTTCACGTATAAGGCACGCGGCCGCGCTTGGGATATCACCAAGCCAGTTGACGAGGATATTGAAAATGCAGCCGGAACTGGAAGGGGTTTTGAGTGATGCAAACTGGATAAACATCGCACGAAAGTACGATGTGCCTCTTACGAACGAGGTGCACATGAAAACTGCCCGCACAGCTGTTTTTAACCACATTTGGAAGCAGCTGGAGTTTGCGCAGGAAAATAGTGTTTCAGGCATATTATGCGACCGGGCGGACATTGGCAAAACTCACACTGCGTTAATGTATGCACGTGAAAACAAAAATGTGGCTTTTATAGATTGTGGGCGCAATAAGTCGAAGCAGGACTTCATTAAAGCAATTTCGAAGGAGTTCGGGCTATCAACCGACGCCACTTTCAATGAATTATTTGAAACCCTGGTATTCTTTCTAAAAACAACCGACAGGCCGCTGATCATCCTCGATGAGTTCGGAGATCTTCGCTACCCGACTTACCTTGAATTCAAGGCCCTGTGGAATGCGACAGATAAGCATTGCGGGTGGTATGCAATGGGAGCCGACGGGTTGGCAACAAAAATCAACCGGCACATAACTTATAAGAAGGTTGGTTTTGCAGAGATATTCTCACGCCTTGGAAACAAGTACCAGCGCATTACACCGGTGAACGACAAGGAGTTTGCAGCTTTTCAGAAAAAACAGATTACGCAGATTGGCCTGGCCAACGGCTGTGATGATGTGCAGCGGCTTCATGCAAAAACAAACATGAGTCTACGCCGCATACCTATTCAAATTAGTCTGGAAAGAAAACTAAAAGCTGAAGAAAATGCCGGAAATGAAATTACGAAGGCCGATAACATCGACCGACCTTTACCGGAAACGGTTCAATGTTCTTGATTTTAAAGACGAGTGGCTGCAGCTTATCGGGCGACCGGAAGTGACAGGTTCCTGGATAATTTACGGCGATTCGGCACACGGAAAAACGAGGTTTATGATACAGATGGCGAAATATTTGGGACAATTCGGACGGGTGTTCATCAACAGCCTGGAAGAAGGAGAGGCCGAGAGCATCCGCCAGGTGTGGCAGCAGGAGGACATCGACACCAGCCGCGACCATGTTTACCTGCTCGACAAAGAGCCGGTAAACATGGTGCGCCAACGCCTCGAAGCCCGCAACGCGCCCGATATTGTGTTTTTCGATTCCGTTCAGTTTATGCGGAAATTTTCCGAGGATGATTACGTCGACCTGCTAAACGACTTCGGAAACAAACTGTTCATTTTCACCAGCCATGCGGAAGGGAAAAAAGCCAAAGGCGCCGTGGCGGAAGCCATCCGCTACCGCTCATTTGTGAAAATTATGGTTGAAGGCTACCGGGCATTCTCAAAAAGTCGCTACGGTGGAAGCGGTTATTACGATGTATGGCCTGAAATGGCCGAAAAATACTGGGCAGAACGATTAAAATCATCAAAATAAAACAACATGAAAGCAACATTGTCAGACAAAAAAAAGCGCCTCATAAGGCAGTTTCACATTGTTTGCACGAAAAACGGCATTCGTGGGAGCAAAAAGGAAATGATGTACGAAAGCATGGGAATTGAAAGCAGTACTGAACTTACTGAGGCTCAACTGGATGAGGTCATCCGCAGCCTGGTCGCCGATGGTGATAAGTGGCGGAAAAGGGTGCTGGCTGCAATATTCAGTTGGTGCAAGGACATTAACCTGAACGACTACGACACCGAGCGGGTTATAAGTATCGCATGCAGAGCTGCCGGGTATAAATCATTTGAAAAAATACCCGTAAGCCGATTACGCGATGTGTATTACGAATTTGTGCGCAAAAGTCGCACAACTGCAACCGCCCGTGATTTCAAAGAAGCAATGGTAAATTATATGGAAACACGAAATTAATGGATAAAAAACACCAAAAAAGGCTTAGGTCACGACGCATCAACTTCCTTATGAGAGTGGCAGAAGTACAGGAAATTGTTTTCGAAAGCCAAAAAAGAGGAGCAACCCTTTCTTGGATTTACAGAAACAAAATAGAACATCAGTTTCACATATCCAAAAGTACGTTCGATAATTATCTCGGAATTCGCGCTAAGGCTGAATTAAAAAAAATAGAAGAAATTCATCAAAATCAATAAATTATGAAAAAGAATATTTATGTAATTATTTTGGCTTTAGCAATGTTTTCGCTTATCGCCTTTTTTATCATTGACTGGCACTTGTGCTGGTTATGTCGCTTGCAATCCTGTGATTATCAACACTCGCAACCTGGGCAATTTGGTTTTTGTTTTTCGAACCAGAGGCATTGTTCAATAGTGAATTACTGACAAGCCTTATCGCTAATTACGACCGTGATAAGCTGCGAGAACTTAACATTGTGTGCTACCACATTAATGTGACCAGGGCGCATATAAAAGGAACGCTCAACACTCCGGAAGCAAGTTCAGGCGACATTCAAGTTATGTAGTAAAAAAATAATGAAATGATGGTTTTGAAGATATTTTTCACGCCAAACGAAATACGGAAATTTTTCGAAGATAATGGGTATAAGGTTGAAATCCGCGAATTCGGGATGTTTTCTGCAACATACCACAACCGGTCGGAGTGGGTGGAAACAACTGATGACGCAGTAGTAATAAACGGAAGGCATGTAAGAGCTTCAACCCTTTTTGAGAAGGTAGTTGAGTACAGGTTAAAGAGAATGATAGCTCCTAAGAATCTGAAAATTAAAAGAGCGATAGAAAAAACATTTAAAAATATGGTAAAATGAACGAAAACAAAAGTGAAATTGATTTTGGGCCGGGTATAATATCCACTTATAAAGGTAAAAGGTTTAATGTTTTGGCGCCTAATCCGGAGCTGATCTGCATCGAGGACATTGCCCATGCTCTGAGCAACCTTTGCCGGTTTGGCGGGCATATTCAGCAGTTTTACAGCGTTGCACAGCACAGCCTTATTGTTGCCGCTTTGGTTCCTCGCAATCATAAACTGGCTGCGTTGCTACACGATGCAAGCGAGGCTTACCTGGTTGATATACCCACTCCGGTGAAAGTATTGCTACCCGATTATTTTACGATTGAATACCGGGTAACAGAAGCAATTTCCAAAAAATTCGGCTTCCAGTATCCATTTCACGAGTCAGTAATTCGGGCCGACAAGAAGATACTGAGATGGGAATGGAACAAAATTGTGAAACGCGAACATACTGTCTATTCACTTATGAGCCCTGACGAAGCCGAACGAGAATTTCTCACACATTTTCATGCTGTAACGGAATATGAAGAATTTTAACCTTAAAATTAATGTAGATATGTCAAAAACAAGACAAAAAAAGATCGTTGTGTCGGGAGTGACACGCGATGAGTTTGAACAAAAATTTGCAGATTTTGCTGCTGCAGATGCAAAGATGCAGCACATAACTGCAAAAATGGATGTGGATATTACCCGCATCAGGGAGAAGTACCAGGATCAGCTGGCAGAATTACAGGAGAAAAAGGCCCAGGCATTTGAAGTGATGAATGTGTTTGCTCTTGAAAACAAGGACGAGATTTTTTCTAAGAAAAAAAGCCTGGAAACCATGTATGGTGTTGTTGGGTTCCGTACCGGCACACCTAAGCTTAAAACATTAAAAGGCTTTACCTGGAGCGCTGTTACCAACCTGTTAAAAGAGTTTATGCCCGGCTATGTGCGCACGAGTGAAGAACCGGCCAAAGAT